CTTGAACACCTTGGGTACCTTGAATACCTTGGGTTCCTTGAGTTCCTTGAAATCCTTGAATACCAATTCCACCAACTTGACCTACAGGACCCTGTGTTCCAGAAAAACCTTGTACACCTAGAGAGCCTTGAATACCTTGAATGCCAGGACCGCCTGTTGTTCCCTGCACACCTTGATTACCTAGGTTACCTTGGATGCCTTGAATACCAAGCTTTCCTTGCACACCTTGCACACCTTGTGTGCCTTGAGTACCCTGTAAACCCTGTAAACCTTGAAGGCCTTGAAAACCCTGAATACCTTGAGGTCCTCTATTTGCAGTTAAATAATTATCAATTTCAGAAGCCAATGCATAGATATCCCTTGGAACATCGGGAGTATCAGTATATTGAGGGTAATTAAAACCCTTGGTGGTTTGTAGGCTCATATGTTATAAATATACCACACTAATAAAAAAATGCATTTATTTAGACTTTATAATCTTTCTAAATTATACTTTATTGATGATTTATAATGCTCTGGAATATCTTCTTCAATTAATCTATTAAATATAATTTTAGATTCGTCTCTTCTTCCAATCCACCAGGCTGATACAGCTTTTTCAAATTCTAGGCAATACCGACCATAATACTCAACATCTATTTTAAGGGAATCAACCTTTGAAGTATGAAGTAATCCTAATTCAGCAAACATATAACATTCTTGCCATTTTTGAGATCTTTCATAATATCTAGAAAGAACAAAGTAGGCCTCTGGTCTATTAGGCATATATTGAATTGCTTGAAATAGGGAGTTTTCTAATGTATGCTCCCGCCCACTTTGATCTGCAACACAATATGAAATTCTAATTAATGATGCATAAACTAAAGACGGATGAGAATCAAATCCATATTCTGCAGTTCTTAAATAAAATGACATTGCTGCAGCAGTTTGTCCAATTGCTTCATACTCTTTTGCAATATTAAAATTATGTTCTGGATTAAACATATCATTAGATGCATTGTAAATTAATTCTTCAATTGTTTCCATATGTCAATGCCTCCATAATCATTTCTTCAACAACATTTTCTGGCACTTTCAAAACAAATGCTGCATTATCACTAAATCCAAATGTTAACAATAAATCATTTTCAAGTTTTGCTGCACCTGCACAAAATTCAATATATGCATCAAGGAATGAAAAGCTTTCTGGAGATAGCCCAACTAAATTATAATCTTTATCCCAAACACAAAGTCTATGACGATATGTACCATTCTTCTGATTAAGATAATTATTCCAAAGATTTACTTCATGAGATACTGAAATGTTATATTTATCATTCCAAGGAATCATTGCAGATCCGCCTCGTTGATCTACAAAAGTTTTTAAAGATTCTTTATTAGAAACTTGTTCAATATTTGGCGGATTTTCTGGAAGTGCTTTTACAATTTCAGTAGGTGAAGTCCATTTAACAAAATGAAATGGTTTGTCTATAATAGGATACCAATTCTTTTCACAATATGAAGAGTCATCTCCAGTTGTAGGGATTCTTACTCTTGATACTTCTTTTGCAGTCCACTTTTTCTTGTTAAGTTTAATTTCAGAATATTCCATACGACCTTGACCATTTGTAGTTGTATCTCTACGAACGCCAATTAAATAATATTTATTATCCCACTTAACAATACGAGCATCTTCTAATCCCACAAATTCCCAAAGTGGCGGGATATCAAGACTATTAGTGTCAACTAAAGTATAATCAGTCATATTTAAATCTTTATCAAGTCTACACAAATAATTATGTGTTCTAAGATTCATATCTTTTTCTGGATGAAGATATGCCAAAGGTCCCCACGCTGAAGGAAATTTCATATCTTTTTCAGCATGATATAACGAATAATTAACATGTCTTAGATTAACTAAGATATCCCCATCATCATCTATAAATATGGAGGGATTCATTAATCCTGTACCTTTATTTAATCCTTCTTTTATAACAATTGGTGCTAACTTACCACCATTTTCAATAGATCTTTGAACTAGATTCACCTATTTATTATATCCTATTCTTGTAGATCTTGTAAAGTTGCTTTTGATATAAGAGTATTATTTTTTTCTTGAGTTAATCTTTGAACTACAAATATAACAGGCAACCATTATCCCAAATCTGTGTCGTAATACATTAACTGTGACATTTATTCTCCTGAAATAAGAGTTTGATTGATAAGAGTATAGCTACCCTGCCCACATTGAACGCATACGGTATTAACCTGTGGGTCATTCACATTGCGTGTCTCCATGTAGCCAGTATTGCAACAGGTTGAAAGGTATTCGTATCTGTAATTCATTATTGCTCCTTAGTAGTAAAGAAAGACAACGCCGTTACCACCATTGCCAGCAGTACCAAGCGTAGAAGCACCGCCTCCACCACCAGCCAGCAATTTTTTTACCAGTATAATCTATTCCTTTGTAAATAGGCTTAGTGTTACCTTTGTATGCTTTTATTACCATATAACAATTATAGCATAATTATCAGAATACAGAAGTATTATTTACCAATATCCACAATATCGCATTCTCCAGAAATACAGGCATAATTTTGAGATCCTGTTGTATTGTCTTCATATTCATATAAAGATAATGCTGACCAATCAATATTTTTTGGCATTTTAGAGTGTGCTTCTTCATATTCTTCTTTTGTTATCTCTTGGTAGGGAGCTTGAACATAAGAATGGTTAGACTTTGGTAGAAAAGAAATTCCTGACACTTCATCAAAATTTTTATATACCCAAGCACCTACTTCCATCCACTCATCTTCTTTTACAGATACTGTAATAGAAGGCTTATGCTCACACCAGTGGCGTTGGTATACAAGCCATACCTCAAGCTGCTGAATTGCAGAAAGCTTATCTCTAGTAATGGCATGCTTTGGTGCCTTTACTGGAAATGAAAATACGGTTGTATCATTTGGCTTCATTACATCATCTTCGGCAGGAATACCCGTATCCTTAAGAAATTGTGTAATTGGATCTTTCTTATCCCCACGAACTGTGCGAATATAATAATCTGAATGCCATGCATGCATTCCTGAAGACACCCCGACCAATTGGGAAACTGTACCTGAAGGCTTAACGCAAGTTACTGCTGCTGATGCGGGAATCCCAATTTTCTCTGCTTCAGCTATATTTGTCATTACTGCTTGTTCTCTAAGATCATCTAGAACTGTTGAAAGCTTTTCTAAGCCTTCCTGACCTGAGAAAAACTTATGCCCAAATTGACCAGTAAGAGAAACTCCAAGTAGGCGTTCTTCTTCTGTATTATCTTTCCAAATTTTACGAATATATTTGAAATCTGTAAGTGTTGATTGCCAAGTTCCTAGAACAGATGCCAAATGGACTTTACGAGCAACATCTTCAACAGTATCATGCTCACGGAGAACAACCTCTGACAAATTACAGAATTGATAAGGACGAAGAATAATCTCAGAGCATGGATTTGTTCCATAGTGAATATCTGGGCTTCTACGACCATATTTTGCTGCTTGTGCTTGTGCTGCTGCTACGTTATAGATGCCACGCTCACCAGACTTTGAATCATAAAGAGATTTCCACTCTGCAATAAACTGCTGCATCTCTGGCTTACGTGAATATGCTACAGAGTTATTAGATAATGCACGTTGAGAATTCTTCTCCCACCAATTACCTGCCTTAGCCTGTGCCATTTCAATATCGTTGATGTTTGAAAGTGAAATCATTGCTGAACGACGAACACCACCAACAACAACAACTTCACCAATCTTACACATAATGTCATGACATTCAATTGGCTTTAGTTGACGACCAAGTGCTCCTTTGAATACTTGAATTGTAAAATCAAATAGATTTACTAGTGGTTGAGGTCCTGATGATCTTCCACCCATTGTTTTAAGACGAGCACCTGAAGGACGAACCTTGCTAATGTCAATCTGAGGAATCTGTCCAGCCCACAATAGCCCTAGAAGCTCTCTGTAAGCCTTTGCCCAACCTTCCTTAGAGTCTCCGACTATAACAGTTGTAGAAGACTTCTCAAGCGTTTCTGGAAGGGCGGGAAGTTTATTGATGTACTTATACTCAATAGAGAATCCAACACCAGTTCCACACATAAGAATATACATTGCTTCGTCAAATGAACGAGCATTATCTACTGGAAGAAATGCACAGTTATATCCAGAAACATTTTCTCTTTCAAGTGCTACTCCTGCAGTCATAACAGAACGCATTGATGGCATTACGTTGCGATTAAATACTGCATCACGAAGTTCTTCAACAAGATCTTCATTTGGAACATAATTATGTTTTGTCTTCAACTGGTGAAGCATAAAGCTAAAGTAACGGTCTACTGTTTCACCCCATGTTTCACGACGATTCTCATCTTCTAGCCAACGGGCATAGCGAGAAAGTGCAATAAAATTTTCATACGGGTTTTCAATAGTTTTAGACATGTTACTCCTTGGATTTTAGATTTAGAACTTAAGTGTACCACAACGATTTTTACAAAATCAAGTTTTTAAAGATTTTGGTAAATTTCGTTTAGCCTTTGAACAGCAGGCTTGGTAACTTTCTCCCAGTTGTAATCTTTATGCACCAAAAAGGCATTTTTGTAAGCTAGGTCACTATATTTTTCATAGTTCTCAGCAATGTCTTTCATATAAGAAATTAATTGTTCATAACTTGGTCTATACATATCTCCAGGATGTGTCTGAGGCCAATGTGAAGAAACTTTTTCAGAATCAAGTGGGGCTGTTATATATCTTGCATATGATGCCCAAGCACTTGTACAAATTGTAGGAATACCTTTAGCCATTGCTTGAAGCGGATTAAAACCAAACCCTTCTCCCCATGATGGATAAACAAACACATCACAAAGATCATAAAGACCATTCATTTGTTCAGTTGACAAAAATGATTCTATAGTTTTTATATTTGGATAAAATGCCCCAGGAGAGCCTTTAACTCCACCATTAACTGGATCAAAAATTGCAGTTGTATTTATTTTGCTACATTTTAAAACTAACTCAAAGTTTGGATCATCTCCAAAAAGTTCTGTAAATGCATTAACAACCATTTGTGCATCTTTTCTAAATGCTGGTTCTCCAATATGTAAAAATCTAAAAGGACGGTCAGGTGAAATTTTTCTTTTTAATGGAATCCACTCATCTTCAATTCCATGCTCATAAACAAAAACGGGTTTATCAGTATGTGCTTTAAACATTTCACCACACCAAGATGATGTAGTCCATAATTCATCAATATCCTTTGATAAAGGATCTTTCCAACTATCAAAAATTCCAGTTGACTCCCAAGGAGTGTATCCGATTTTATATTGTTTTTTTCCAAACCTGTACTGGTCGGGCTGCACAAAAGAAATACCAATTTTAGCTTTAGGTGATCCTATTAAACATTCAACACCTTGCTTCTCAAACTCTTTAAAGATATGATAGGATGCTTCCCCATAACCAACATTACGATCCATAAATTCTGGAGCACCTGTAAATGAAACTTTCAATATAAAACCTTCCGACAAAACAATTGTATCATTAATAAATTATTTGCTATATATTATATATATTATTAATTTGTTTTACTTCCTATGACTTCCAGATTTTTTGCATAAGAACCCTATACCCTTATTCTAAAATTGAATAAAGAACCCCGAAATTGTCAGGTTATAAATCCGCAATTCATCGGTCTAAGCTCTGCTACAATCTGAAAGTAAACACTTCCGTCATTCTCGCACCTGAAGTTTAACCCTTGATACTATCTCCAAAACTACTCAGGATTCTGATTGTATCACAAGGATTATTGAAATGTCTACTGAACGGCGGGATTGACTCTAAGGTTACTACGTGGTACTATTAAGTTCTACTCTTTACCCCAGGAGGTACATATGAATAATATGAACAAAGCAAGGATAAGAACAACTTGGTTGACAATCAGTACCACAATTCTGATGTTGATGTTCGGCTTGAGCAATCATGCAGAAGCTCAACCACAAGTTAAAGTGCAAGAAGCAGTAGTGTACAGCAAAGAAGTATTATATGTTGATAAATATGTTAATCTAGTTAACATTAAAAACGTTATTAACATTGATATTAAAAAGAGCAGTAGGAATACAGTTTATTTAGTTAATGATCTGGCTTCTAATAGTTCTTTTACAATGCCCTCATATAGCAAATTGCTAAATTTAAAATCAAGAGTAGACAAAAGGGTAATAATATCAAGACTAGCGAATGGTCTTATGTCTGTTGAAACTGGCGGGGTTAATGCATATTATCGCAAATCCTATTCTAGTTCAGCAAATGGAGCTTGGCAATGGATGCCTAGTACATGGAATAACTATATGGGTTATAGTGAAGCTATTAATGCTCCAGAATGGGTTCAAGATAAAAGAATAATTGAAGACCTTAATTACGGTTATTCTATTTATCATGATTGGGAAAAAGTTATTGCATCACATTTATATCCAGCTTACGCTAATAATAAATTGTTATGGGATAAAAAAATACCAGGAAATCCAACTATTAATCAATATGTGACTAATGTATTCAATCATGCAAATATAATATTGCCAAATAATTAATTATGCTCCACAAGCAATTAATGTTATATTTGCGATTTACCTATTGATTTAGAAAAACCTAGAAAAGTAGGTGTTTTTGGTTGGGAAGAAGGTCTTCATATTGACCATGTAATTCCTATAAGTAAAGGTGGAGATGATACAATAGATAATGTTAGACCAACTCATGGTAAATGTAATATTTCAAAAGGAAGTTCATTAATATGAAAATTCAAGTTTTCTCACAGTATTACAATTTAGCACAGGCGGGTAGGGTAGAACCTCTCGCCTGTCCTATGCATCCATCAGATGAACCAATCTACCCCCTGATTCATACAGAGGAAAATTACAAAATTGTGCTACAATGTTTAGCATGTGGATATAAAAATATGGTTGGTCAACAACTATATGAGAATATACTTGAAAGAATTAAGAAGGTAGAAAATGCAAGAGCCTAATGTTGGCGATTATTTTGTAGTTCACACTACGGGACCTTCAGCAAGATTAATTCAGGTTGGTAACTGGTCTATTTGGAACCACGCTGGTTTATATCTTGGAGATGGGATGATTATTGAAGCCCGTCCGACAGGAGTAAGTTTAGCTCCATTATCAAAATACGATAATCATGAGATTATTTGGTCTACTGGTCATGACTCGCCGTTCACTGAGGCGGAAGCGGAAGAACTCCGCAGATTTGCTCTAACTTTTGTTGGAGACTCATATGGCATTTGGTCAATTATCGCATTAGGCATCAAGTGTCTGACATTTGGCATTCCTTTGATTCCTGCAGACTGGTTTGCGGAAAAGGAACATAGCGTCATTTGCTCACAATTGGTTGCTTGGGTTTGGTCTCATGTGGGCAGAAGAGTGTCACATAAGAAACATGCTCTTGTAAGACCGAAGGACTTGGCGGAAAGATTGAGCGGTAAGGGAAATTCACGCTCAAAATAATCTATAATGGCTAAAATATACATTGAACGTGCATATATAGAAGATTATGATGAGTCGGAGTCATATCAAATATTGTTTCACGTGAAACATGGCAATGAACATACATTTGCTGGTAAGGTAGAATTAGATAGAGATATTCCTTGGATACATCTACAAACCGCCGAAAATGGAGATTTACTGATCAACAACTCGGCGGGAATGGAAGATAACAAATGGGATCATATAACCAG